CGATTTTTTTGTCACCAACTCATTTTCGTTCATCTTTAGGCGTTTTTTTCTGTTTCCATATTATAGATGAAAAAAACGCCAAAAAACGCCGAAAATTTTGAATGTCGAAAATGCACATTTAAATGCAGTAAAAAAAGTGAATGGTCCAGACACCTCTCCACTCGGAAGCACAATTTGGAAACAAATGGAAACAAAATGGAAACAGGAAAAAACGCCGAAATCTTCTGCTGCTTACATTGTGCGAAATCGTATGCTACTCGCACCGGTTTATGGAAGCATGGTAAGCGGTGTAAAAATTTATGCAGCGACGAATTGGCAACCGATTCATCGCATATCACACCGGGTATGCTGTCGCATATAATGTCGAACTTAAAATCGAATTTCGTTGTCGATGAAATTGTAAAGCAAAATATGGTAATGGCAAAACAGAATATTGAACTGAGTGAAAAAGTATTGGAATTGAGCAATGCTCGAAATGTTACCAATAACACAACAACGAACAATACGCAATTTAATATGAATTTTTTCTTAAACGAGAAGTGCAAAGATGCGATTAATTTTACGGATTTTATAAAATCGATCATTTTGAATCAATCGGATCTACAGACGGTGGTGAAACACGGGCACGTCGACGGCACGAGTAAAATAATATGTGATATGTTTAATGGGATGGGTGTGTATAATCGCCCTATTCATTGTATGGATGTGAAACGAGAAACGGTGTATATCCGGGAAAATGATGAGTGGGAAAAAGAGGACAATGAATTGCCGAGAATACAGCAATTGGCGAATACAGTTACGCATAAAGTGCTTCAACAGTCAACTCTTTGGCATAAAGAAAATCCGGATTATATGGATTCGGTTGAAAAAAAAGAGGAGAGTTTGCAAATTATGTCCAAGGCGTTCGGAAACGAAAATGGCGGAGCCGAACAAAATCAGAAGAAAATAATGAAAATAATAATTAATCAATTGGAGGTGGACAAAGAATCGGAAAAAATGTTTGTTCCTAAAAAAATAGTACCGAAATAGAAGGTGCTATTTTTGTTAATTTTTGTTATTTTTTATTTTGTTATTTTTTTATTTTGTTATTTTTGTTATTTTTTCTTCTGTGTTTTTGAACGTTTTTTTCTCTGACCTGCATTCTTGGTACGTCTGCATTTAAAAACAGCATTTCGTTCATATCCATCTTTACATTTTTTGACACATCGTCTTGTAGTAGAATTATATTCTTTATCTTCTGGACATTGTCTAACAATAGATTGTGTTTTTTTATTGAGTTCGACAGGTGATAGTATTACTTTTGCCGAATCTACACTTGCTACACTATTTTGAATATCTTTTGCAACTTGAGAACCATCTTCGTATTTATGGTTGACAAAATGTTTATTATATTTTGCCAATAATCCGTTATTTTCCAAAATTAATTCATAGTCTAGTATTATATTGTCGACAGAATTACGATCAAACACATTGGGAGTGAGCATAGAATCGATCATTATTTGTAAATCATCTGCAAATTTAGTATCAAGTAAATGTCGACAATTTTTCAAAACATTAGCGAACGCAAGTCCAGTCCCATACAAATCGATCGTATCAATCGATTTGTTCATAAAAGCGTCATAATTGTTTGGGATTATTAATTCGGTCAATGTTACATAAAAATCAGTTAAATAACGTTTCATCGTTTTATTTGCAACTGCTTTTGTTTCCGATTTATTTAAAATAGTTGACATCAATGATGTTAATGCTGAACTTGCTTTATTCGTATCATTTTTTCGATTGATATCGGTAATTATCTCTTTGTAATATACATCTTTGGAGTCCTTGGTTTTTTTGGCAAAAGAATCAAATTTATTTTTATTTAAAAACTCCATTTCTAATGGAAACGACCAATGATACATTGCTAACCAATGATTTGATCCCTTCATATTTTTCATTATATTTTGCTTAGACCCCATCAATCCAAAATCAATAAAATTAGATCGATTGTTTTTTTCGTCGTAGACTATATTTTGAGGTTTTAAGTCGTGATGTATAATATCATTTTTCAAAAATACACCAAGGCCTAATAATATACGATGCATTTCTAACCAAAACAATTCGATTTTTTTCACATTTTCGGGGTTTTTTGTCCATTTTTTCACACTGTCGCCATATTTATCTAAATCAAGACCGCCGTATTCCATTACCAAGAGCGAATAATCATTTAGTTCGGTTAAATATTCTTGTCCATCGGAGCATTTTTCGATCGCCTTTATATTTTCAGGGGTTTGCCCCACCTTGCATTTTTTGGGTTTTCCTAAATAAAAATGTTTGTTTTTATCGGCATTATCTATTAACACATATTCTTTCATTTCGCTGGTTGCATATTTGGTGGACATTAATTTCGATATTTGATTGACCTTTCGGCCTTTTTGTTTATCGCACGTCAATTGCGGGTTATGAACGCAACCATAAGAACCTTCTCCAATAACAGTAGGTTCGGTCATCTAAAATAAAACAAAACCAAAAAACTAATAAATAATATATATTTTACGGATATAATTATATTTATTTGAAACCAAATCAAAGAAACAATATAAACATTTTTATTTATGTAATAGTATTGAATTTTCCAAGATACGTTATTCGTATAAATGTGGAATGAATTATGTAAAATGTATGAAAATATCAATCATACTGTGCGCAGTGGAATAAATTGGGTCAAGGATAAATATAATACATTTGTAAATAGTACGGCATTCCAAGGGTTTGCCTTAAATGTTATTTTATTTTACGGGAAATCGAGCGCTATTGTATATAAAGGGGCGAAACACGTTTATGCTAATAATAAATGGATAAGCGTACATGTAGACAATGCACATTCACTATATGGTAATATTCGAAATATGTTGTCCAATACGAAATTCGAACCGATCCAAGATCAATGGATGAGTATTTGTACGATGGCATATATTAAGAAGGATGAGACTGTCAAAGCAGAAATGATGGAAAGTTATTTGACAATTAAAAATCCGGACAAAATGATCGATGAATATATAGAAACCTACGATTCCCAGTTTTCAGAAACGGATGTATCTGAAAATCTCCAGGAAACAATTATAATGATGAAAGACAAAAATAAATATATTGTCCGCATCGGAGGATTGAATAAGATGGACGAAGTATCAAAATCTGCATTTGCGAATGCAGTAAGTTCGGAAAACATAAAATATCTTTCAAAATTTTTATCCGTGAAATATACTCATCCTAAAATGACAGCACCCATATTTTTGAATATACCGTGGCAAATGTATATAAGTGGAAATCAAATTTTATCGCCGTCTTTTGTATTGCGGATGTTGCAATATCAAAAAGAACCGTACATATTTGACACTGAATATGTATTGAATATAATGGATGACAATATTGATCAATTTAATTTAACATCGAAACAAATGGTTGTTTTACACGACAAAAAATATGAAATTACAAATGAAACATTGAAACATTGAAAAGGGTTTAAAGCAAATTATATATAATAATGCAAGGGCAAATAGAATACGATGAGTATTACTAGTCCACAAGAGGCACTTGTGTCCGAAACGAAATTGAATGGTAAATGGAATTTGTATTACCATTTACCACACGACAAGAATTGGGACCTTTCCAGTTATAAAATAATTATGGGTGAAATTGATAGTGCTGAAAAATTAATTGCTATTAATGAAGGTATGTCCGAAACGACAGTGAAACATTGTATGTTATTTGTTATGAAAAAAGGAATAACCCCGATGTGGGAGGATCCTAAAAATCGCAATGGTGGATGTTTTTCATTTAAAGTTTCGAACAAACAAGTACCGTCCGTATGGAAAACCCTTTTTTATTCGTTATGTGGAGAATCGTTATGTGTGGATAAAAAACACAATTCGCTGTTAAATGGAATTACGATTTCGCCCAAAAAAAACTTTTGTATTATTAAAATTTGGTTGGAGAATTGCACGGTGCACGATCCAAACATTATTATTCAAATTCCAAACTTGTCTAAACAGGGGTGTTTATTTAAAAAACACGAACCCGAATTTTGATTTTTCTTATGTTCTTTCACAAACATCAAACCTAAAAAACCATATAATATTTTGCTTCAATTATGCTTTAGCAAAATATTATATTCGTATATTGGAGTGATCCGGAGATAAGGGACGTTAGTGTGGAGCGAGCCGGAGCCATAAGGAACGTAGGCGAAGGTGAGCGAGTGAACTCAGTAGACGTAGTCGAATGAGTTAGGTTAGCTTCGGTAGTCCGGCTCGCTCCAAACTCCGTAGTCGAAGGAGTTTAACATTATTTACGTTTATGGGTTCTTCCTCGTTTTCTACTTTTAGATTTGCGAGAGCGACCACCTTTTTTCGTGGTTCCCGTTCTCATTGCATTAAATGCTTCAATGGCTTTATTTTTTGTAGCCTCTTGATTATCGTTAAATGTATTTGGTGAATCTCCCATTCTCATTTTACTCATTATTTGTTTATGGGCCTCCAATGCTGCATCTTGTTTTTTTTTTAATGAGCGCTTCATCGCGGAAGTTGTTCTTCCAATTCCAAGCAATTTTTCTAAAGATGATGGCATTTATACAAATATATAAATATATATAATGCATATATATTTATTTATGAAACTATGTAGGTCCCGAAGGGATCCGAAGGAGTTTGGAGCGAGCCGGAGCGGTAGCGTAGGTGAGGGACCTAACTCTGGAACTTCTGTGAAGGAGTTTGGCAGTTTACGACGGAGGCAAAGGTGCCAAACATAATTTGATTTCGCCTAAAGATGCAACGTCGTATTTTACAATCAATGGCAAATCATTGCCTAAATACATTTCTAAATGGCTGCATAAGGGGGTACACTTGATAAAATGCGACAACGATTTCAATGAGAATTCACCTTGAATTACGACAGCTGCATCGGATTTCTGGATGAATTCCATATATCCATCCGATTCGGAACGGTAAATACGCGAACTGGCGAAATTACCATCGCACGAAAAAATAAGGTCATTGCCGACGGATTTAATTTCAATGCGGTCCGAAATCCCGTTCAGATCGCGAATGATCTTTTGAAAATCAGCGGTGGGCAAATTAATAACGGTTGAATACTCGACGTCGGGTACAACTAATTCTTCCGTATCGGGTTCGATCAATCGCAATTTCTGGCTATAACATTGTTTAATATCGCCATTATCGTATTGAAGACCCAGGTGAGAAACAATACCGTCGTGGTAATCCATATTTTCGATATACATGGAAAGAGTATCGTCGTTGGACATTGTCGAAATGACCTTGAATAAATGGAGGGTATTTGCACATACAATAATTTTATCGGGATGACACGTGTATTTTTCGAATTTATGGGCATGCAGCACCACATTTACCAAAATGGTGTGGGTCTTGTCAAAATTGATGATTTTGAGACCGTCCTTGGTATAAGTGATGGTTGCATCGGTCAAAATGTCTTTTATGGCCGTAATCATATTGCGAATTGGTTGAATTTGTACAGTTTTAATAGTTAGGACATTATTTTCTTCATTCATTTTTCTGAGAATTAAACGCGGTTCCAAATATAAAAAGAATAAGGTGTTGTTTTTATATTTTGTTTTTAACATAACAATTTATTGATGTTGTAGTGAACGAAATGGAATGAAATGGAACAAGATTTAGTAATAATATATACATATATTATACAAATGAATAGAACAAGACGTAAAAAACAACAAATGAATAAAACAAGACGTAAAAAACAACAAATGGGTGGAACAAGATGTAAAAAACAACAAATGGGTGGAACAAGATGTAAAAAACAACAAATGACTGGAGGAGCATCTACATATGCCAATTTACACGAGGATCTGAAAAAAATATTCAATATTTTAAGCAATAAATACACTATTAAAGATAATATAATTAATAAAAATACAACGAATCCTCCTTCATTGTATGATAATGAAGATAATATAATAAAAAATTATTATAATAAGTGGATACAAAACCGCCCCACACAGGCGACAATAAACAGTACACTAACAGATTTTGATATTATTTTTAATTTGACTAATGATGGTGAAGATGTGATACCAACTGGACAATTATATACTGATACTATTAACTCAAAACAAAGTTTTAATAAAGGTATAATATATTTAAATGATACAATTGAAAAATTCGACAAAGATGAAAATATAAAATATATGTTTTTATCTGCAGCATCAAAAAATTATAATTGTAATCAAGCTGATTTTAATAACAGATATAAAATGCATATAATAAAACTAGCGTTCATATTAATAAACAATAAAGAGATTTTATTATAAAAAAAAAAAAAAAAAAAAAAAAAAATATTTTTAAAAAAAAAAAAAAATAAAAATAAAATATAAAAAAAAAA